AAATCTAGGAATGATTATGAAAACATGTTGTGCTATAATATCACCTAGAAAGGAGATGTGAAACATGCTTAATCTGTTGTGGGTCCTTGGTGCTGTGATTGATATTTTAAGAGATGCAAACAACGATGATTTCGACGATTGTAACCATTTGTAACCATTTGTTCATATCTAATTCACATTTGCCTGTTATACTATAGATAATAAAAGAAAGGAGATAATTACCATGATTATTAAAGACGCAAAGGGTATCACCGCAGAAGTCCACTTGTATGACGATATTACCGGCCTGGATTTCGTCGAAGAGTACCTGCATGCAGGGGGCCTTGACCGGGATGCTGATGGTGCTTACTTGGTTAAGGATGTCCATTACATTGACGACTATGCCACCGAAGCATGCAACGGCAGCAACCCCGATTTTGAAGAGCCCTTGAATGCCCAGTGGGAATATCAGGAGCAGCAGCCATGAAGAAGCGCAGCCTGACCCCCATGGACATCTACCGGACCTGCTATTCCATATCGCCCGACATTCGTGCCTCCAAGATCAGCAAACTGGTATTTGCCCTGAAAGATCAAAGCCTTGATTATGGCAAAGAGTAAAGAAAGAAGGTCCATTACATGGAGATGCGTAAGTTTATCGTTGAGATACACCCCGACGGCCGGATGACGTGCTGTGAATATGAGGATCCCCGCGATGCCCGCAAAAGTGCCTGGCTTGCCGGATTCCGTCAGGCCCTCACCCACTGCGAAGAGCAAGTAGATATTTTTGAGGGATTCAAAGATATCTGCCTGTCCTCCAAGTTGATGTATCAGGGTGCCGCCAAGGTCCGTGACGTTGTGGCATCCTGCTACCGTGAATACTACAGCGACTGATTAAGTCGAAACGGCCCAAAAAGGGCCGTCTACTGGGACCGCCCGCCCGGTACTGATGATGACAGGGCCCTATTGAAAGGAGTTACGTATTATGTCCGAAGCTATGACCAAGTCCGAAAACAAGGGTGCCATGATGGTGTCTGATGTGATGAACACCGGCGTCGGTTACACCGATATGAATCTGACCGACCGCAATGCTGCAGTTACGTTTTATAATGCCACCAGCAACCCCGTAAACAAGCTGAAAGAGCATGTCAACGAGGTGCTGTCCTTGGTGCATGTGTCCGTGGAATGCGTGGAGGTCAGCAAGGAGGATGCACCGGAGGGCAAGGTGATCGCCCCGCGTATCGTCCTCATCACGGAGGATGGTCAGTCGTATGCGTGCGTATCCGTCGGGGTTTACCAGTCGCTCAAACGCATGTTTACGCTGCTGGGCACCCCGGACACCTGGGCCGAACCTGTGAAGATTAAGCCCGTGCTGATTAGCACCAAGAAAGGGCAGGTCCTGTCCCTGAACCTGGTTTAATTCTGACCGGTGGCCGCAGCACTTGTGCTGCGGCCTTATTTGTTAGGAGATTGCCATGAAAAAACGTGACAACAAAGCTATACTGCTAGATAGTGACGACCCCATTGAGGGCCTGGTACTGGCCATTGTATACAGCGGAGTAATCGAAAAGGACGCAAAGTTTTTTTGTTCCGACTGGGCCCGGGTCCTGTTTAGATACTTGGGCATTGAAACAGATCCTCTTGACTGGTATCTGATGATTCTGGAAAGAAAGGAACGTGAAAAGCATGGCAGCAGGCGCAGCTAAAGCAAGAGCCACTCTTAAATATGACCCCGAACTATATACCCCGTATGCCCTGGAATCCTGGCCAGACAGTGAAATGCGCAAGGAATACACGCGACTGCGCGACATTGCCCAAAAACGTATTAAGCGACTGTCGCAGGACCCGATCAGCAGCACGAGTGACATCTATAAAGAATTTGCCGGAGGGTTCCCCACCATCAAAGCAATGCGCGGAGATCGAAAAGCGCTGGAACAAGCCCTTGCCGATGTCGCGCGTTTTGTCCGCGCCAAGGGGTCCACGGTGGGCGGGGCCCGCGAGGAATTTGCAGAAAAGATGAAAGTCGGTGGCATTGACGTTTCCGAGGTCCCGGAAGATCAGTATACTGCCCTGTCAGAATGGTGGGAGATCGTCAAAGCCTCCGGTGTGTATTATTATCCGTCAGATCAGCCCGTTATGTACTGGCGGGAAAAAGGCGGTTACAATGTCAGCATTGACGATTTTGTCAAGTGGCAGCAAGGTGAGGTCAGTTATGGTAAAGACTGGGACTATAGCGACGGCAGCAGCTCCGCCGACTTGCGCGGAGGTTTTGGTGGAGGCTTGTAATTACAATCCCGTGCCCTGGCTCATGGAGCACTTAGATTGCAAGCACACCAAGGGTAAAAAGCGCAAAACAAACAAAAAGCGGCTGTACGTTAATATGCCGTGCGCTTTTGACATTGAGACTAGCCGAGTGTGTACCGACGCGGACGGCAACCCCCACACAATCATGTATATCTGGCAGTGTCAGCTTGGATTGGATGTCACTATTATAGGCAGGACCTGGGCCGAATGGCTGCATTTGACCGATACGATCAGCGACTACTTGCGGGCCAATAGTGGGCCGCAAGGTAACTGGTACTTGTGTATGTATGTGCATAACTTGGCGCACGAATTTCAGTATTTGTCCGGGGTCGTGACTTTTGGCCCTGGTGAAGTGTTTGCCAGCAAGCCCCGGCGAGTTTTGAAATGCGACAACCGTGCTATAGAATACCGCTGCAGTATGCGGCATAGCAACCTATCATTGGACGCATGGGGCAAACAGCTGGGAGCCCCTCATGCCAAATTAACCGGCACCCTTGACTACTCCAAAGTCCGGTACCCTTGGACCCCGTTGACATCCACAGAATTAGCGTACTGCATCAATGATGTGCGGTGCATTGTGGAGTGCCTGCTGATCGAGATGGAGCGCGACGGAGATGATCTGTACACTCTGCCATTGACGCGAACCGGATACGTCCGACGCATGGCGCGGCAGGCGATGTACAAATGGGGTATCAATCGCGTTAAACGCCTGCTGCCGTCCTGGGAACTGTACCAGATGTTGCGAGAAGCATTTCGGGGCGGTGACACCCACGCCAATCGGTATTATACTGGGCTGCATCTTGAGAACGTCGGGTCCGTCGATATGTCAAGCGCCTACCCCGCCGTGCAGTGCGAATGCTATTTCCCAATGACTACTTTTCGGCGGGAACCGGCCACGGTGCAGCGGCTTATGCAATGTATGCGGCACGGCAAAGCCTGCCTGATGCGCCTGCAGGTCAAAGGATTACGCCAACGGTATAAATGGTGGGGCTTTCCTTACATTCCCCTTGCCAAGGTCCGGCACTGCGAGGGGTATGTAAACGACAATGGCCGGTTACTGTCCGCAGATCATTTTGAGATCACCATTACGGACATAGATTTTAGAATTATTGCCAAGGAATACGACTGGGACGCCCTCAATGTGCTGGACTTATACACGTCCGATTATGGCAAGCTGCCAGCGCCCTTGACAGACTGCGTAAAAGAGAGCTACACCGGCAAAACGTCCCTAAAAGGTGTAGCCGGTCAAGATTTGTATTATGTCAAAGCCAAAGGCGACCTAAACAGTTATTACGGCATGACAGCACAAGATCCCCTGCAGCTGGATACGCTTTTTGACGAGGATGACCCGGATGAACTTTGGAGCGAATGCACCGACGACCCGGAGGGCAGTTATAACGATCACTGCCCGCATTTGTTTTTGCCATATCAGTGGGGCGTCTGGACTACAGCCCATACACGCAAGCGCCTCAAGATCGCACAATGGGCCGCAGGCAAAAACGGCGTGTACTGTGATACTGACAGCGTCAAGTACATGGGTGACATTGACTTGACGGAATTTAACAAGGCCGTGAAACAGCTTGCAAAAGATAATGGTGCTTGTGCTACAGACCCCAAAGGGCATGTGCACTATATGGGCGTGTACGAGCAGGAACGCAGTTACGCCGAGTTTATGACATGGGGTGCGAAAAAATACGCGACCACCTACACCAAAGGCGGCAGGATTACAACCACAATAGCTGGAGTTAGCAAGCGCAAAGGCGGCCTTGAACTGGCCCTCTGGGGTGGCTTTGATGCCTTTAAGCCTGGCTTCACGTTTTGCCTTGCCGCTGGCAACCAGGTTGTATATAATGATCGCCCAAAGGTGCCAGATTTTGTGGTTGACGGGCACCGGGTCCACATAACCCGTAACCTATGTATCTGCAACAATACCTACACCCTAGGCATCACGGACGAATACGCCAAGATACTGGGGTACAAGATCATGGAGGCAGTCTAATGATTAAGTTATACACAGATGAGGGGTGGCCCAACTTTTCGGAGGATGACGGCATTCTATCCACCGGTGCCCCTATCATTTTTATCTGGGGCGGACGCGGCACCGGCAAAACGTATGGTGCCCTCAAGCATGTGCATGAGGAGGAAGAGGAGTTTCTGTATTTGCGCCGCACGCCGCAGCAGGCGGAGTTGATCTGTTCATCGCCGCTCATGTGGCCGTGGTCCCCGTTAAACAACGACTTACAGACACATTATGCCCCTTTTAAGATGTCGAAAATTGCAGGCATGTATGAGGTGGGCAATGCCGGGGCCTATACTGACACCGGGGTGCCTATTCGGCCGGCGCAGATGTCGGGGGTGCTGGGCAATGTTGTAACAATGGCCCGCACCCGTGGCTTTTCGAGCCCCAACACAGATATTATAATCTTGGATGAGTACCAAAAAGAAGAATCCGACTATTACCGGCGCGGTGAGGGTGTGGGCCTTGCAAACATCTATGAGACGGTCAACCGCAACCGCGAATTGCAAGGGCTAAAACCCGTCACGCTGTGCTGTATGTCCAATGCCGTGGGCATGGCAAACCCCTACTATATGCAATGGGATATCACCGACACGGTAGAAAAGATGATCGGCAAAAAAGAGCGCATCAAGCTGTTAAAAGACAGGGGCATTTTGCTGATCGACTTGGTGGACAGCCCCATCGCAAAAGAAAAAGCAAATACGGCCCTGTACCGGTCCATGAGCGGCACCGACTTTTACAGATCGGCCATTGAAAACCAGTACAGCGCGGAGGAAAAAAGCCTTGTGGCGTCCCGCCCCTTGCGCGAATATTACCCACTTGTGCAGATCGGGCGGTGCTGCATTTATGAGCACAAAAGCAAGCCCATCTATTATGTATGCCGGCACCGCTCCGGCGAGATGCCAATGTACGGCACCGGCGACTATGAGCGGAAACGATTCCGGGCCGCTTATGGGTATATCTGGCCCGCGTATCTGCAGCGGCAGATTGAATTTGAGCGATATTCGGACGAAATATTTTTCCGTGAATACTGCAGCGCCACTTGATTTTCCCCGACAATCGAATATAATAAAGATAATCCCCGGTGCCCAAAGGCAGCCCCCAGAAGGGGCGGGCAAGCGTCAGCCAGCGCAAGAACCGGGGATTTTATTCTATTCATATTTTTACGGAGGTGCGCAAAATGGATGCTAACACTGTGATTCAGGCTATTTCTAATGTGGGCTTTCCCATCGCGGCATTTTTGCTGATGTGGTACCAGTGCAATACCGTCGTCAGGGAAAACACGGCGGCCATCACTGAAATGCGTGTGGCCTTGGACGACATCAAAAAAGGGTGATCGCCATGGGATGCTACATTATTTTTGCACAGTCGATTACAAACGAGCGTGCATACTTGCTGGCTGTCTTGTGCACTCGTTTGGGTATCGGCTACTACAGTGACTGGGCCAACGATGCCCGCACGCGGCAGTGTTGCGCCGTGGGTCCTGTCACCAAAGGCGACAAAGACCAGGTAGTTAAGTGCCTGGCACATGACACGTACGTTATTATGGAGGCGAAAAAAGTTGAAAATCAGTGAAAAAGCGGCCCTTGCCATGGCCGGGTACACCAAAGCCGAGATTGAGGCCATGGACAAGCCCACGCAGACGGCCCCCGCAGCTGTGCAGAATCCTGCTATCCCGCAGCAGGTCCCGCCGTTGGCGGCTCCGCCCGCCAAGCAGATCGCACCGCAGCCCGCCCCGCAGCCCGTCGGCCAGTATGATGGCCTTGAAGCTCTGCTGCAGCAGATTTTGCAGGGCCAGCAGTCCACCACCCAGGCAATGCAGACCATGACCCAGACGATGCAGGCCAACGCGCTGGGCCTTGGTATCCAGCAGCAGCCCGCAGCCGATGCAAGCACGGTGACGGCCCGGATTATTGACCCCACTTTTGGGCAGGAGGTGAAATAAGATGCCGCTTGGTATGAGTTTTGCGGACATTGCCGCAATTTTGACCGAGATCAACAAGATGGCAACTGGCCAGGAGCCCACGTCTCCCATCGTGGACACCTCCAGTTTTGTGTCTGTCGCGCAGGCCACTTTGCTGACTGGCCCCGACAACTACACCAAGGCAATCAGCCAGGTGCTGGGCCGCACTATTTTTGCGGTCCGGCCCTATGACGCGCCGATGAAGCGCCTGCAGGTTACCGGCGACGACTGGACCAACCACGTTCGCAAGATCAATTTTTGCGATTCCGACCCCGTGACGGACAAAGCATGGGCCCTGGAAGAGGGCCAGAGCGTGGATATGTACGAGGTCCACAAGCCCAAAGTTTTGCAGACCAACTATTATGGCCAGACCAACTATAGCCGCGTATACACCCAGGCCGACACCCAGATGCAGGCAGCATTCAAGGGCCCCGAAGAGCTGGCACAGTTTTGGTCCTCTTTCGTCCTTCATCTGTCCAACCAGATTGAGGCCGACCGGCGCAACCTGGCCAACAACCTGATGGCCAACCACCTGACCGGCATGACTGTCACCAGCCCAAAAAGCGTTATCTACCTGTTGGACGAATACAACGCCCAGCAGGGCACCAAGCTGACGGTGGCCGACGTGTACAAGGAGGCCAATTTCCCGGGCTTTGCAAAATTTGCATACGGGCGTATCAACGACATTTCCCGGCTGATGAAAGAGCGCACGATCAACTGGCATCAGAACTGGGAGATCGGCGGCCAGACTTACAGCATTATGCGGCATACTCCGTATGATCGTCAGCACCTGTATCTGTACAGCGGCACCCAGAGCCAGATTGATGCCCGCGTTATTCCGGAGGTATTCCACGACGACATGCTCCGGTACCGTGACGCGGAACAGGTCACGTTCTGGCAGGACATCAACGACCGCGAAAAGATTTCGGCGACCCCTGTTATTACCAGTACCGCCGGCGTGGCAGCCAAAAATGCCGCTGTGCAGCTGACCAATGTGTTCGGCTGCCTGCTGGACTGGGATGCAATCGGTTACACCCCGAGACTGTCCCGTGTGGTCCCCACGCCGATGAACGCCCGCGGCCTTTACACCAATTTCTGGTACCATTACGGCTGGAGCTGGTACGATGATTTCACCGAAAACGCCGTTTTGTTCCTGATGACGGCCGGCGACGTGACCGCGCCCGGCAAAGCAGCCAACGCCACCACCCTTAAAACCACCATGCACAAGGACGCAGACCCCTCCAAGTCCTGACCGGCACCGGCGGGCTTTGGCCCCGCCGGTTATTTTATAAGGAGGTGCGCAGCATGCAGGCAATATTTTACCAAATCAACAAGCGCTCCAATAGTACCAAGTTACCCACCGGCGGGCGAACGTTTGAGATCAATCTCAAAAGCCCGTGTACGATCATCGACCCCGAAATTAAGATTGCAACAGAGAGTAACCCCACCGGGTACAATTATTGCAATATCCCCATTTTTGGCCGGTATTACTGGATTAAAAACTGGACATATTCAGACGCGCGCTGGATTGCGTCGCTGACCGTTGATACCCTGGCAAGTTATCGGGCCCAGATCAGCAGCGCAACCGAGTATGTGGTTCGGTCGTCCGCCAAGTATGATGGCACCATTTCGGATGGCCTTTACCCGGCGACAGCCAAAGTGCAGAGCGTAACCACCTCTTTTCAAGGTGGATTTGCTGAAACAATCAGCGGTGGTTTTTTCGTGGTAGGGTTTATCGCCAAAAATGCTAACTCTATTGGAGCTATAACCTATGTAGTAATGACCCCCGGAAACGCTAAAAAACTATCTGCAAAATTGCTGACTGATGTGTCGTACCTTAGTATTGATAATTCCGAAATCAGCGACAATTTGACAAAGGTCCTTTTCAATCCGTATCAGTATATTGTAAGTTGCAACTATTTTCCATTCGACATCGCTGAACTCACCGCACATTTGCCGCTTGTGGCTAAGATTGATGTCGGGTGGTGGTCTGTGGATGTCCCCGGGTGGATTTTGGGCGAAGATAACAACAACTTTAAAAAATCGGTAAGTGTGACTGTTCCGAAGCACCCCCAGGCGGCAGATCGTGGCGAGTATTGCAATGCTGCCCCATACACGGACTACACTATTTTTCTGCAGCCCTTTGGAGTGATACCCCTTGATGCCTCTAAAATGTGGGGGGCTGCCACATTATCTATACAATATGTGGCGGATCTTTTCACCGGTGACAGCGTACTGCGCATATTTACCAATGACAAGCAGCTGATACACGAGACGACCGCAAAACTAGGTGTGTCGGTGCAGCTGTCAAATATTAACTTTGGTATCCCCTCCGGCAGTGGTGGGCTTTTACAAACCGGTATTGCTGCAGCGTTTGGAGGTCTACAAGCGGCATTATCCGGCGGTACTTTTTCGGACGTCGGAAACGGTATTTTAAATGCAGCACAAGCAACTAATGCGGATGTCGCAAGCAAAGGCGCTACAGGGTCTACAATAGCCTTTGACATGGCACCATATATAGTGGCCCGATTTAAAATTATCGTGGACGATAATAACGATGATCACGGCCGGCCCCTGTGCCAGCGTGTGCAGCTGTCCACGATTCCGGGCTTCATCATGGTGGATGACCCTGACCTTGCCTTACCGGCAACGGCCGCAGAGATCGACAGCGTCAAAAGCTTTATGCGCAACGGCTTTTTTCTGGAATAGGAGGTGCCAAAACAATGGCAGTATATAAGCAATGTATTACAGGGGTATCACCAATTAGGGTATCGGCGGCATACCCCGCATACTCCGACGGCAGCTACCATGGCGGCATTGACACGGTGCATAAAGATCACAAAGCATATGCACCAATGGCCGGTACGGTCGTAACAGCCCATACATGGCAAGGCGGCACAACTGGCAACGATTCCTGGGGCAACTACATCGTAGTTAAGATGAGCGATAACAGCTATTGGCTTGCTGCTCATTTTGCCCGGCAGATTCACAAGGTCGGCGAAACAATCACCCGGGGCCAGTATATCGGCGAGCAGGGCCGGACGGGCAATGTAACCGGCATCCACACCCACTGGGAATACTGGGTAGGCGGCTATGGGACCGCGAACAGATCAGACCCCTCCGCTATTCTTGGAATTCCGAACCAGGTGGGAACTTGGGAAGTCGAATGGGATGCAAGCAATCCCCCCGGGCCGGGTCCTGGGCCGGGTCCGTGGCCTTCCGGCAAGCTGCCGGTGTGGCTGCTGTTTAAGATGGCAAAGGGGGGCAAGCTGTTATGACGGCACCCTACAGTTACGAGCAGATCAATGCCCATGTATCACCGGTGACACCGTCCGTCATGCACACTAAGGGCAACAACCTGTCATACTATTTCCGAAAATACCTGTTTTTGGAAGCCGTGTCTATGGTCCGGTGGACACTCCCCGACACCTGGCCCAGTAACCGCTTGCAATACCTGGTATTTGGTTCCGGCGGTGTGACGGTATTTAACACTGATCGGTACGGCCTGGTATATGATCGCATGGGGCTTACCGGTATCAATATCTTTTACAACCCGACACACTCCATTGTGGCAAATCCCTTTATCAAAGGGTCCCCGTATCTGCAGATCGGCAAGCAGTGCGAGATCATCAACCTGCAGCCTGATTATAGGGGCATGGTGGATATTGTGGCATATTACGGGGATATGATGGCACTTGCCGCCCAGACCATCCAAAGCAATTTAATCAACAGTCGTTTGGCGTATGTGTTCGCCGCCGGTAACAAGGCGGGCGCGGAATCTTTCAAGAAAATGTTCGACCAGATCATGCAGGGGGACCCCGCTGTTTTCGTCGATTCCTCTTTGCTCAAAGCGTCAAAAAATGGGGCCTCCGGTCAATCCCCGTGGATGTACTTTTCGGCGGACCTCAAAGGCAATTTTATTACCAATGAGTTGCTGACAGCCCTTAAAACCATCAAGGCGCTTTTTGACACCGAAGTCGGTATTCCCAACACCAACACAAGCAAAAAAGAGCGCATGCTGACAGATGAGGTCAATTCAAACAACGTGGAGACGGCCGCCAAAGCGTCGCTGTGGCTGGACAGCTTGCAGCGCAGTTGCGAGCGGGTCCACAAGCTTTTCCGGATTGACAGATCACAGCTTTGGGTTGACTGGAGATTCCCGCCCGATACCGGCATGCAGGAGGTGACCAACAATGCACGCAACACTAAGCTTTAATGGGCTGTTGGCAGGATACCCCACACTATTCGATAACCTGCAAGTGCCTGACAGTGTATCAAAAGACGCGGTATGCAATCAGCTGTTATTTGATACGCTGGAACTTGAGGTGCTTTATGCCGACGGCCCAACGATGCAGAGGGCCCTTGGGGTGTTTTCGGAAACCATGCTGCCCAGCTGGACCCGGTACGCGGCAGCCCTGGGCCTTGACTATGACGTGCTGGCCTCCGATGATCGCACCCGCACCACAGATCACCACGGGACCAACACCGGCACCAATAACAGCAAAAATGTAGTAGCAGGCAAAACCACCCGCACCCCCGACCTTACTACCATCGGCCAAAACAATGGCAGTGACAACACTACCAGGGATGTGACGGGTTTTGACAGCGGGGCCTTTGTGCCCGCCGAAAAGAGTACCACCACCCTGGGCACCGGTAACAAGATCACCAGCACCGGCACCGACACAACCACCGACGACCAGACAACCACCAACAACGGCACCACGGAGGCCGAAGACAGCTACAAAGACACCGTGACCGAAAAGGGCAGGGCGGGCAAAGACCCGCAGGACCTGATCGCCAAGGAGCTGACCCTTGCGGCCAAAAACGCGGTGAATAAGATCGTTGCAGATATTCAGGCAAACTTTTGCCTGCTGGTATATTAAGGAGATGACAGCAAATGAATGACATTTATCCGATTCTCAAGGCACCCTATACCAATTTTCACGATCTTAATCTTGACTGGATTATTGACACGCTCAATGACATTGACCGGAGGCTTGCAAATTTTGTCAGCCTGAATACAATTAAGTACGCAGACCCCATTAAGTGGGACATCACCAGCCAGTACGCGCAAAATACCCTTGTTCTGGACCCCCAGGACGGAACTGCATATCTTTCTGTTCAGCCCGTCCCCCAGGGGGTGCAGATCACAAATACTGACTACTGGACCCCCGTGTTTACCCTGCAAAATTTTATTGACCCGCTCAAAGCCGCTATCACGGCCGCGCCCCAGCAAGAAAACGGACAGGCCGCAACCGAACAATTACCCGCAAACAGTGTGTTTTTTGTTGGGGATATCCTTTGCACAAACCCCAATGTTATCCCAAAAACGTCGCTTGTGGTGATTGGCACGAATTGCGTGGAAGTTTCCGTGGTTGACCTTTTTTCACGACTGTTTAGCACGCCCACGGCGTGGTATCGGGTAAGCGATACTAGTATTAACATGGGGTTCCCGCCCATTGCGGCAAGCACCGTATACGGCGGTGACGTCCATGTGTATAGTCCGACAGACCAAACCATTACCATTACAGGGAGGTAAGTACAATGCCTGATGTATCTATTATTAATCTGGGTGGCCAGAACCTTAACGTAAAAGACGCCACTGCCCGCGGCAACGCGCAGAGCGCCAACACCGCAGCCAATGAGGCAGCAAAAACGGCAAACGAAGCGCTTAAAAAAGCTCAAGAGATTGAGAAACTTTCCCGCGTGACTGTTACCTATCAGCCGACCGACGAAACCGTTACAATTACTACCGCAACCCACACCACGACCGCAACCAAGAAGTAAGGAGGTTACCATGGCAGAGTTTGATAAAATCAACATTGATGCCGTCTCCTACAAAGTCAAAGATACCACTGCCAGACAGCAGATCGCAGACGAAATTACCGCCCGTGAGCATGCAGATACACAGCTGCAGCAGGCCATCACAGCAGAGCAGAACGCCCGCGAGCAGGCTATTACGGCAGAGCAGAACGCCCGCAAGCAGGCTATCACAGCAGAGCAGACCGCCCGCGAGCAGGCGGACAAAAAGCTCCAAAACGAGATTGACGGCCTGCATAGCATTGCCCGCCCGAAAAAGTACCTTTTTGTGGGCGACAGCTATTCAATGGGAGAGGGGGCCGGTGTAAGTCCTGGCATGGGATGGGCTCAAAAAGTCCCGCAAATTCTGGGCCTTGCATCCGGTGAATATTACAAAGCATGCCAAGGTGGATATGGTTTTTCTAGGGTTGGCTACAAATTTGCTGACCTGGTAACGTCCGTATTGCCCACAATCCCGGACCCGACTGAAATCACCGATATTTATGTTTTCGGTGGGTACAATGACAACAACTACACCGGCAACACAATCACGGCAGACATCGCTTCTTTTGCAGGGCTCTGCAAAACAAATTTCCCGAATGCCATTGTGCATATTGGTATGATTGCATGGAGCCCGGACAGGCAAGCCAGAGCCAACATTGCCAATAACGTACTGCCCGCATATGCCGCATGTGGTGAGAGCAACTGTGCATACCTGCCGGGATGTGAGCAGATCATGCACAATTATACACTGTTTTCGTCCGACAACATTCACCCCAATGATGCAGGGTATCAGTTGCTTGCGGGTGCTATTGTCAGCGCCATTAAAACGGGGGCCTATGCCGCCCAATTTGCGTACAACAGCATTGAACTGGCACCCTCTGGCATTGCAACAAAATATTCCTGGGGCGGATTTTCTGAGTGCATTTATGCAAGCACCTGGACACTGGCAAAAGCAGACGACCAGAGACTGACCGTTACTTGTGCATCACAAACAATTAAGGGTGACACAACGTATAGTATCGGCACACTTTCGACAAAATACGGTCGTCCGTATGATATCGCTATGGCTTGCCAAGCTATGACAACAGGGTATGTCGTGGGTGATGGAGGATTCCACAAGATCAACTGTCAGTTGATGGTCAAAGGTACTGACCTCTCCATTCATAACGTTACACTGCCCGACACGGGTGCATATGTCAATTTGACAGGAGTAACACAGATCGCCCTACAGATTCCGACGTTTACCATGTGTTCGTTGTTTGTGTAATAGCGTTTATATTTTCATAATCATTACTAGATCA